CTGGTTTAGTTGCTGACCCGGACAACGTGGGCAAGATGCTGCGAACTTGGCCTGAGTTCCAAAGCCGATATGGACCTGGCTCCTCCTTTTGGGATCGTGAGCAGGAGCGGGGCCGATGAACGTCCCTGAAGCCGATTACTTCAGCAATCCTGGCTACAGCCAGAGCGACATGAAGCAGGCTCTGGAGTCCCCTGAGCTTCTCTACTGGATGAAGCACCAGGGCGGGCGGGCTGAACGGAAGCCCAGCCCTCAGATGATCGAAGGCACCTTGGCCCATGCCTGCATCCTTGAACCTGACAAGTTCAACGCCAGTTACAAGGTTTGCGGCCCACGCAACACCAAAGCAGGCAAGGAAGAGGCCAAAGAAGCCATTGAGAGCGGGCGGCAACCCATCACCCAGGCTCAATACGAAAAGGCTCTGGGCATGAATATTGCCGTCAACGACAACCTTCTCTGTAACAGCTTCTTTGTTGACGGCTTGGCTGAGCAGTCCTTCTTCAGTGAAGACGACCGAACAGCCTTGTGGATGAAGGCTCGACTGGATTGGATCACCGAAAACGACACCATTGTCGATCTCAAGACGGTGGCCGCTGGTGGGGCAAGCCCGGCCAACTTTGCCAAACAGGTGGCCAATTTTTCTTACCACCTGCAGGCCGCTCACTACCTAGAGATGTCTGGGATGCAGCGGTTCATCTTTGTGGTCGTTGAACGTGAGCCGCCTTTCCAGATCGGCGTGTATCAGCTCGACGACGACGCAATGGCAGAGGGCCGTTACCTGCGCCGCAAGGCCCTGGACCTGATCGCCAACTGTCGAGTGTTGAACGACTGGCCGGGACACACCCCGCTTGAACCTCAAACCCTTTCTCTTCCTAACTGGTACAGCTAATGGACATGTCAACAATGCTTTTCGATCAAGCCGCCAAAGACGCTTTGGCTGCGCCGCTCGACATGAACAATGTCAAAAAGCGGGAAGGCAAAAGAAACAAACAAACAGGCAAAAAGCTCTACTTTGATTACATTTCCGGCGAACATGCCATCTCAGAGGCAAACCGAATCTTTGGGTTCGATGGCTGGAGCTGCGAAACCGTTCACATGGAATGTGTGAAGGAACAACCCATCACCTACATCGCTCGTGTTCGCATCCGTGCCGGTGGTGTCACTCGCGAAGGCTGGGGCGGTGGTGATTCCTTTGATCACGAAATGGCCGTAAAGGGTGCAGAGACCGACGCGATCAAACGGGCCCTGCGGACATTCGGCAATCAGTTTGGCCTGCCCTTGTATGACAAGGAAGAGAACGCCGAAAATCTGACCCGTGGGTCAGAGCCTGCACCAACGTCGCGGCCAACACCCAGCGCGGAGTACAAGCGCACGGAAAAGCTGCTCACAGAAGAGGTTCAGTCCGGCGATTTTTGGAAAACCAGAACCGGCCTCATGAACGCTGGCCCTGAAACCAACTGGGCAGCTGCTGAACTTGGCATCCGCCAAGGCATCAACAGCAAAGGTCAAAAGATGAAGCTGAACGATGTCCAGAAGGCTGATTTGATCAAGCTGCTGAACGAGCGCAAAAAACATTTCGAGAACGCTGCAACCTCATGACCATGACCCAGGCCAACTATGACCCCAACTATTCGGGGCCTTACTTTTCAGAACAGCAGCTAGCGCGACGGTGGGGCAAACACCCCAACACCCTGCGCCGTTACCGACAGGCAGGCACTGGGCCTGTCTTCTACGAAGTGCGGCAGGTCTTTGGCCCCCGCGCCCCACGGATCCGATACAAGCTTCACGACGTGCTGGCCTTTGAGCTGGCTAACTCCATCACCCCCGACAAAACCAATGGCTGATTTCAACCCCGCTCTGCCCGTCTCCGGCAAATGGAGCATTTATGAAAACGCTGCAGACCACAAGTGGAACCCTGGCGGCAAAAGGTTAGTGCTCAGAATCCCCCTTGAATCAGTCCCGGCTTTCTGCCAACACCTAATGAACCTTGCTGATGACCCCGAGATGCATAAAGAAATGCAAGTTTGGGACTTTGATTCACAAGAGAACAAAACTTATACCGCCATTGCACCTGGCTTTAATGCGAAGCCTGGCAAAGAAGATGATGACGGGTGGTTTGGCACGATTAGCCCTAAGGCACATGAGTCCAAATCTGACGACATCCCGTTCTGATGGCAGGCCCTGAACTCCAAGCCTTTCGAGAGCTGGACAAAATGGGGCTGATCCTGGAGGGCGAGTTCTTCTCGCCCTTTTTGGCAGGACAAGATCACTACACCAAGCTGTTGGCGGCAATCAAGGCCGACCGCCTGGGCGTCAAGCGCCGCGCAGTGCCTGACAGTCCATCTCAGCAATCCGGCCCACCGCCTGCTGCAGAAGAAGCGCCGTCCTGCGATTAGCTCTGGTCAAGCTGACGCAGAGGCCCTGCAGCTCTGCCACGTCGTCGGTGCTCATAATTGATCGCACCATCTTTTCAGTCTCGAAGGATTCTTCGGCTGATGGAGTCACGATCATCCAGTCGAAAGACATAGGGCCTCCGCATGGTTATGGCCTAATGGTGATCATCCAACCGGAATCTGGCCCCTCAATCAGCCACCTGTAGTTGAACTCTGACTGGCGGATCCGAACCGATTTGCCAGACCTTGATTGGTCATGGCCGCCCTTCTCTATGAGCGGGAAGCCCATTGGATCGTGCATGACGTAATACTGATCGCCAACTGGGGAGTGCCGTCCCTGCACGCCTGTGATCACGGACCAATGGCCGCAGGTGGTGCCGGAGCACATTGGTGGCTCGCCTCTGGTCAAATCGCCTTCGTGATACCAGCCCACTAGGACCGCCGATCCCCGAGAGATGGCCTCCGCGATCATCTGCGGATTGCCCTCCTGAGTGAACTCCACATCCAGGCCCAGGAACCGAAGCGTTTGGAGCTGGGCCGTGACGCTGGTGGTGTCCCCAAACTTGGATAGGTGCCAGATGTACTCGTTATCGCTACCGACCAGATGGGCGCTGGCTGCGAGCATGGCGGCGGAGGAGGCGAAACAATCACGCCAGCCGTCGGGGCCGTTGTCTGTCTGCTTGAAATACGGGACATAGACCTCCTCGTCAATCCCAGCAGCCCGCCACGCCTCGAACCACGCACTATCTTCCGCGAGAAGTTCAGCAGGCATGGCCTCTTGTAAGGCCGCAACGCCAGCCAAGTGGTAGGGCGAGTCATCGCGGAAGTGCTGGAAGAAGGGCAGCAAGCTGAGCACGCTCAGGGCACCTACAGACGGCCCGATGATGGCTGGCCACATGCGCTCTCGCCAGCTGTATATCCGGCGACGAACACCAGCATTGAGCTGCACAACAGCAGCGTGACCGCGCCGCCTGCAACGATCCAACCCGTCAACGAAAAGACGGACATTTTCATTTTTCAACCCTTTTCTCCGGATACATGGAGTTGACCACGAAGGAGACAACCTGATCGTCGATTTGTGATTCGGTCGATTCGGCATAGGCGGTCAAAAGATCGACCACCAGTTTTTTCACCCCTTCCGATTGCAAGAACCGAAACAGGATTGGGCGGATCAGTAGCAGCATGGTTAGGCCTGATCGTTACCCTTAAAGCGTAGCTCTGTTGCGCTATGGCAGAAACACCGCAGACAAAGACGGAAGAACAGGAAGAACACGGCAGCGGACGCCTTGGTGATTTTGTCCGGATCACGATCATGCTTTGGGCCATGGGCATCATCACCGCCAACTATTTGGGTTACTTCAAAGGCTCGATTGACGTGACTTTCAGCGCCTCTTTGTTGAGTTCAACGGCGGCCAGCTACGGGCTGACGATGAACCGAATGGGGAAGAAGAAGAAGGAAGAAAGCGTTATCGTTGATAACAGCAAAACCAACGCAGGCATCAAATGACCCGCGCACTTTTTGTATTGGGCATCACTTTGTTGGCTGCCCCGGCACATGCTCAGATCACCCACCGGCTCGTTCAGAGCGCCCAGATTTCGGTGGATCAGGCGTACAGCTCCGCCGAACGGATCGGCAGCACTTACAGCGCGTCAGGCACAAACGTCACGCCAAGCGTCACCAGCGGCGGCAGTACCACCAGCGGGGCCATTGGGGGCCTGGACCTCGGCAGCTTGACCAGTGGCGTGCCTGCCATGGTTGACACGGATTACGCGGTCACAACCGCCGGTAGTGCCTTCTCGTTTAGTGAGTCGGCCGTGGTCGGCGACACGATAAGCGCCGCAACTGCCGTGACCACAACCACCGGCACCGTTGACGATCTTCCCACCTACGGCAAAGTCGTCACGGGTTCGGGTGGTGTCAAAAGCACCCTGGCCGCAACCAATCTGAGCAGCGGAATCATGACGGTCACCGCAGGCGGAGCGGGCACCAGTGCGATCCTCAGCAACAGCATGGAGATCGAGATTGATTAGGGCCTGGCTGCTGGTTTTGCTGCTGCCTAGTCCAGGGCTCACAGCGCCGTTGGTGCCCCAGTTCACCCAGGGGCAGCTCAATTCCAGGAGCGAGTCAACCACGATCATCAACGAGCAAATCACCAGCTACAACTTCCGCACCGGCTACAGCTACTCGGCAGCGGGTCACAACGTCGAAACGGTTGGCGACGTGCCGATCACACCTGAAGCCACCGTCACCAACAACCAAACCGTCGGCGGGGTGAACTTCTCATGGACTAGCCCCAACGCCGAAACCAAACCCCAATGGCAAGTCGTCAACCCAGGCGAAAGCTGGAGCATCACAGAGTCCTTCCTGGCTCCGGGCCTCGATGCCGTCACGAACGTGAACAGAACGATTCAAACCACCACGGTGACCGAATCGCAGTCGGTGTTCTCTCAGTAGCTCTCGCCCTGGGCGGGCCTGCACAGGCCAACACAACGGTCGCAAACCCGCAGAGCACCAGCACGGGGCAAGCCACGGTCAACGCTTACCAGATGATGACGGGACCGCACCCGGTTTACCGGATGTCGCAGGGCATCCAATGCCCAGGCCCAACGCTCACCGTGTCGCCCTTCGTCACTGGGGCCAGAAACTGGGATCTGCCTTTTGAGTCTGTGACCCGCACGCCGGTTTATTCAACAGCAGACGCCGACGACAATGGAGAGCCCGATGATGCGGGGAAGATCCTCTACTACTCAGAGCTGCCACGCTTTGAGAAGGATCGTCGGTCGCTGAATTACGGGATCACGGCTACCTTCTCGGTTCCTCTTGATCGTCGTTTGGCAGATCAGTGCCGCCGGGCGGTTGACACAAACATCGAACTACAGCAACAGCTGCTGGCTACCAAGCGCCTAGAGCACGAGCTGTTTAGGGCCAAACAATGTGGCGAGCTGGCCAAAGCTGGCGTGCAATTCACCGGCCGCATGTCGGTCGTCTGCAGTGACCTGATCGTGACCGTGCCGCCGGTCGAGATGGTGCCCCACACTCACGCTATTTCCGCGCCTTCCGCTGCGCCTGCCTCCGGAGGAAAGTAGAGGGCCGCGCCTCCTGCTTACGGGTCACAATCTCCTTCGCCTTGGTCAGCAGTTTTTTGACAACGGGCTTGATGATCCGCACCAAAAAAGGCGTGCTCAGCGCAGCTGTGGTGGCCACCACGGCAATGCCTGCGGTCTGTGCTGCCTCGTAGGGCGACGGCACCGCCTTGATCAGCTGCTCTGTCACCGGCACGTTCCGGTAAACCTCTTTGCAGACACCATCGACCAGCTTGTAAGACTCCAAGATCTTGCGGCCATTAGGTGACAAGGTGCCCACCTCTGTGGCATTAGCTGGCGGACACTTCACCTCTGGCGGTGGCTTCTCCTCAGGTGGTGGCTTCGGCTTGGTCTTTTGCCCTGCTGGTGGCTGCTCCTGCTGCTGGTTCTGTGCAGGCGCTGGCTCGATGATCTGCAGTTTCTTTGGATCCCAGTCCATGGGCGTGTAGCTGGGCAGCTGGCCCTCAGGGCAGGCAATGCCCACACCGTTTGGGTCATCCCGCAGCAGCGACGGGTTTAGATGTGCGTCCCTGTGAACCCTGGCGCATCCCGGCACCTCATAGATGGGCCTGGGGGCTAAGTTCTGCGTAACCGGAGGAGGCAAGACATGGGGCTCAGGTATTGCCCTGATCTGTATCTCCGGGATCTGTATTTTTGGGATCTCCGGCATGAAGGCTGAACGCTTTACTGCAGGTTCGTTGTTTATTGAGCGGGTGCGAATGAGAGAAGGCCCGCCCGTGGTTTACATCTGCAAATCCGGGATGGTGGCCAAGTCCTTCACCGATGCCCAAGAGTTATTGGCCTTTATCCGGTGGCCTAAATCAACGCCCACGGGACAAAAGATCCGCGAATGGTTGGATCAATGGGACGAACCAGAAATCGACCCCCAGGCTGACACCAAAATGGTCACCTGATTTGCTGCGTGCTATAAAAAGCAGGCCTCTCCTACAGCCTCCACGGCTCTCCTAACTCCTCCACTGCAAAGTGCTCGATTAGGCCAGTTGTGCTCCCTGTAGGCCAGGTATGGAGTCGGATCAGTGGGTCAGCGCACTCCCCGAGTCCCTTGAGAACCCCGTCCTAGGCGGGGTTTTCTTGTGTCAAGGCAGTGGGATTGCAGGCCCTGTTGATTTGGGCATCTGAGGCAAAGCCCCTTCAATCTGATCCGGCACCATCTGGGTCAGCGTCTCCGTCAACTCCAGCTTGATGTCGCTGATGTACTTTTTGACCATTGATGGCCCACGGGTAAAGGCCATGACGATCACAGCTGCGTTGCACACCGCAATCACAAAGGTCACCGCTGTGAGGGTGTTGAGATACTTCTGCATGTGCTCCTAGATAAACAAAAGGCCCCCGCTAGGGAGCCTCCTGCCTGTGTGTGAGGAATGGAGTCGGGGAACACCGTTCCGTCTGAGTTATACCTCAGAGGTCAAATTTTCCGCCAACCTTGAGGTTGAAGCTGGTGTCGGAGTCGATAGTGGCGAATGACAATTCGGTGTAGCCAGGGCCAAAGCCGTAGCCAGCCTTGCCGCTGATGCCGACCTCAGTGTCGGTGCCGGTGTCAGGCACGCGGATCATGGGGCCGATCTGTGCATAAGCGCCGTTGCCCTCGATGCCCAGGTGCAGGTCCACATCCGCACCGCCAACGCCATTGGAGCCGGTTGCGCCGACGTTAGCTTCCGGGTTGAAATACACCGGAGCGGCGGAGACAGACAGGGGGGCCAATGCACTGACCGCAAAAGCGGCGGCACCAGTCACAAAAGATTTGAGCATTGTGAGTAGAGTTACTTACCTTGGCCACGGTATCGTTTTTTCCCCTTTTTGGGTCGGCTGTTTGTGCCATTCCCCTGCCGCGTCCGTTTCGGTTTACCGACAACAAAAACATTCCCATTAAGCGACTTGGCCATCAGATGCCGTCAGTCGAATCCAAGTTCTGATACTTAAGGGCCAACCCGGTGAAAATTCCGTGTTGTGGATGTGACACCTGGTCTCTGCCATCCAAGAAAAAAAGCTCCTCCAGCCATAAGACTCGGGACTTCTGCGCGACGGTATCAGAGGCCCCGTAGCTGGCGGAGATCATGGGATCTGGTCGTTTCATCACCAAGGAACACCAGAACCTGAAACAGGAGTGCGCTGCACGTCGATTTGTGCTTGGAGCGCAGCTTGGATTTCAGCAACCTTGTCTGCACCACCAAGCTTGGCCTGCACAGCTGAAACTGCCCATTCCTCAGTAAGTGAGCTGTAACTGGTCAGCTCCGAATCATCTTCAGGTTGGTCAAGGCCAACGCTGCCATACGCACCAGCAGAGTAGGTGCCGTCAGAGGCTGAAACCGTGTAGTGAACATTGGTCACCGCGCCCGACGACAGAATTCTGTCCATGGTGCCAACGGCCCAGGTGAACGTGGTGGTGGGTGTAGACATTGGGAAAGTCCTTGCGTGTGAAGTTTACCTATTGCGCCTCAAGGGCGGCAACTTTGGTTTCTAAGGTTTCAATTTTGGCGATTGCTTCTTGCAATGCAGCAGTCAGCAAAGGCACCAGCTTGGATTGGTCGATGCCTTGCATAACAGCGTTACCGTCATCATCAACTTCGTTGTGCGTTCCAAAAACCGCTTCTGGCACGACGGTTTGCGCTTCGTGAGCAAGAAAGCCGTCAACTGTCGCATCAGGCGCACTAATAAAGTTAAAACGTTTAGGCGCAAGTTGTTTTACACGACCGATAGCGCCGTCAAGATCAACAACGTTTTCTTTGAGACGGTAATCAGAACTTGTGTTGTAAGCAGTGCTGTTTGAGTTAACAGTAATGCCCCCAACAAGATTTTTATTATTTCTAGCGTGCAAAATGTACCCATTATTGTTTCTGTTGATGTGGCCCCCATCGTTAGCACAACTAAAAAAGTATTTGCCGTTTGCGTTAATGCTAGTGCCAGTAGTAAGATTATTGTCGCCAGGGTTTGTAGCTGTTGTCCCGATTGAAAAATGTCCCGAGGAGTTAAAACGTCCTGCTTCGGTTGTATTTAGCTCGAAAATAATTGGTCCAGCAGTATTCATGCCGGTGCCTAACTTAAGCTCTCCAGCTTTTGAGCTATGAGCACCGCCATAGAACTCAGCGTATGCGCCCATGAAAGCCCTGGGTGATGTGTCCGATGCTGGTCCGATTGTGGTTACGCCAGAACGCGAATCTGAGCCGCTTAAATTGCCTCGTCCTACAAAATTTCCATCCGAAAGAATGTGACTGGCTTTAGCGTTTCCAGATACGTCAAGTTTTTCGCTGGGATTCGTTGTTCCAATCCCGGTATTACCTGATCCGTCGATGCGTAGACGCTCGGCATTTACGGTGTGGAACTTCATGTTTGTTCCACTTGTAACTGTGTAGAAATCAAGGTCGCCCGAACTTTGCCTTAGCGCTATGTATGAATTTTGCTCAGTACCACTGTTAGTTTGAAGTCGAATTTCTGCGTCAGACGATCCGGAATAAATATGAAGAGGCTTGTTAGGCGACGACGTTCCAATACCAACATTGCCAGAGCTGTCGATGCGTAATTTTTCACTGCCTTCAGTGTCGAACGTGATATGACCATCGCTGCCAGTATCAACGCACTCAACGCTGGTGTTACCTTCGCTAATTGAATCAGTCGCTCCACCACCAGAGGCGTCTTGCCAGGTTGGTGAATCGTTACCGTTGCTGGTTAAAACCTGACCGCTGGTGCCGTAGTTCGATGCGCCTTCAATCGCCCACGCGCCAGTTGATGTAATGCGAAGTCGCTCGGTGCCCCCTGTAGCAAAAGCAAGATTGTTGTC